GTCGCGCTTTCCGCAAAACGTTGGCCGCATACTGCTGCGGCTTTACACGCAGCGCGGCCAAACGGTTGTCGACCCGTTTGCAGGCCACAACAGCAGGATGGAGCTGTGCTGGCGTGAAGGCCGCAACTACATTGGCTGCGACATCTCGCGCGAGTTTATGGCGGCCAACTTTCGCCTGCGCGACATGCTGCTGCAGGAAAACGCCGATGACATGTTTGGCGACAGGACGGCCGCAATTACGCTGCACGAGTGTGACAGCCGCACAATGCCTGTGGCAAACAACGCTGGCGATTTTACCATAACGTCGCCGCCTTACTGGGACATCGAGTATTACGGCGATGAGGCAGGGCAGCTTGGCAAGGATAACAGTTACGACGAGTTCCTGCGGCGGCTTGGCAAAGTGGCGTGCGAAAACTTTCGCTGCCTAAAGGCTGGCAGCTTTTGCGTGTGGTGCGTCAACGACTTCCGCAAGGACGGCAAGTTTTACAGCTATCACATGCACACGGCGCAGCTGCTGCGCGATGCTGGCTTTAAGCAGCACGACATTGCCATCATCGATCTCGGCAACGCAATGCGCGCCGCGTTTGCCACGCAAATTGTGTCCACGAAAATCCTGCCAAAGCGCCACGAATACGCGCTTGTGTTTGTTAAGCCTTAGTAGAGGTGGATAAAGGCGTTTTGATTGCCAACGGTGTCGTGCGTCGGCGAGCACGTTGGCGTTAAGCCAGTGCCTTGCTGGTAACCGATGTAACTGCCGCCTTGCGCCACAAGGTCAGTTGTGTTGCTCAACGGATCACTTGGATTTTGCGCGGCTGTGATGTTGATGGACGACACAAGCTCGGCGCGCATGCCAGTGCCGTTTACTAGATACAAAACATGTCCGGCAAGCAGTTTGCCGCCCTGCGTGCAGAAGACGCCGTAGCCGTTATGTGACAACGTGACAAGCGCCAGCGGCAAGCCAAGCGCAATAGCGCCCAATGCGGCATCGCTTGGATTGATCCCTTGTGTGCAGCCGTTTATTACGGTCTGCGCGTATGCCTGCAGCGTGCCAACGCCAGTGATGCCAAAGTCGCAGTCTGTAAATATGCACTGGCCGTTTAGCGAAAAGTCGCCGCTGCCAAGCGAAAGGCCGCGCGCGCTGCCAATGCACATCACTTCCGTCAAGGCGCAGCCGCCGACCAGCGCCAGCGTGTAGTAGCCGCCGTCAAAGCAAATGTTTTGGATGCTGCGCAGGCCGTAGGGCGCTGTGAGCACGTTCTGCCCGGGGCTTTCAACGTCCGAGCGGATGATGAAGGTCGGTTGCCACGACAAGTTGCCAGCGCCGCTGTAGTTTGTGCTGTATGGCGTGCGGCCACTGCGGTTGATGATCGACAAGCGGCAAGCGCCAGCTGGCAGGCTTGTAATGCGCGCGCCGCCATACCAGCCCGGCGGCGTGACGTTGGAGCCGTTGTCGTAAAGGTAAACGGCGCGCCCTATGGCTGGCAGGCCAGTATTGCTGCACAGCGCATCCTTGTGGCCGCTGTCCACGTAGTTGATGGCCGTAATTGCCCTGTTTACTCGCGGCTGGCCGATTAAGTTTATCTGCTTTGCATCCGGATGATCAAACACGAGCCCCACGCCGCCGCGCTCGCTGTGGACGTCAAACACGCCAGTGTAAACGTGGATGTTGGCCTGCACGCTGGCCGGGATGCGGAACGCCAGCAAGTAGTCGTGCGCCTGCTGGATGCTGTCAAACTTAATTGCGCCAGTTGGCAAGCCCGGGTAACTCGTTGGCACGTAAATGTCCGTGTTTACGCTCAGCTCAGCCAGCGCAATCGTCACGCGGTCAGTGCTGTCCGTAAGCTGTATGCCTGCGCCTTGCACAACGCGCTTAAACTGGAAAACGTTGCCGTCGCGGCCACCATACCAGCCGGGACCGACGGACGGGTCGGTCGGAATGTTTTCGGCGTCGTAAGTGCCAACGCTGCCAATTATTACTGTTACGTCCGTGGCGCGATCGATCTCAACAATTATGTCAAACGCCCAGCTCACTGTGCCGCCCGGCGTGATTGTGGCAGGCGCATCCGCATAAACGTTGCTGGCGCAATAAAGCGTGTCAGCCACAAGCGGCGCAGGCGTTGGCGACTTTGGCGGATCTTTCGACACGGGCGCTGGCGCTACGTCCTTTGCATCGCGCTTTTGCATTTCCGCGCGCAGCCTGCGTATGTGCCGCACTGGACTGGCCTTGAGCGATCCGAAAGAAGGCGGTGGCGGTGTGCCGCCGCCAATGACGCCGCCAGCCACTGTGTAAGCCATAATGCCAAGCTCGCGGAACTGGAACGCTGCGCCTGCTGGCATGTCCCACTCGTTCAGCGTGCCGCTCACCTGCATTTGGCCGCCACCCAAATCCACTTGGCGCGTAATGGTCACGTCAGCCTGCCAGCTGATGAGCGCCGTTAACGGGTAAATGTCCGTGTCGCTTGTGGCGCTGCCGCTGCCAACAACAATGCGCTGGATTACAAGCTGGCTGCCAGCGTCCGCCTGCCCTAACATGTCCAGTCCTGCGTTTGTAAAAACTTGCTTGTTGAGTGCCATATTTTTTGTGTCCTGTTTAACGGATATCGGCTGCGGCTGAGCTGACGTTGACAGTCATCATTACGTAGCCAAAAACATAAACGTTGCCCGTGCTGGACGTCGATCCTAACGTTTCCCCCTCAGGCCAGCGGCTTACCGGCTTGTAACGCTCAATAAGCGCAATTACTGCTGGCACTTCCGAGTCCGGAATAACATCGCCGTTTACCACAACGCGGAACTTGTAACGGTCGTGCCATGTCCCAACGCCACGCTCCCACAGCTCGTTTGTGCCAGTGCCTGCGCTCGTAATGTTAATTGGCGCGCCGCCAAGCGTAGCTGCAACTTGGAAGGAGTTGGATGTTGGATTTACGACAAAGTAAGTCGTGCTCGCCACAAGCGGCGCTGGCAGCGTGCCCGTTATTGTGCCGTGGCCTGCCACAAGGAAAATCTGCTCGCCGCCTTCGTATGCGTTTTGCTTTAGGAACTTGTCATTTGGCACGTTTACATCTGAGGCGGCAAACGTTTCAATAAACGCGTCCGCCGTGTCCACTGGGTAGTTTGGCGGCAGCGGATTTTGGTATTCATACCACTCTTGGATGTAGCCGCCGCCCGGCCAGTAAGTGTTAATAACGTCGTTTACAAGCTGCACAGTGCCTTTTGTCCTGTGCCAAATTATCGAGTTTTGGACGAGCGTTTTCCTAAACTCCAGCGGCTGCGTTTTATCGTAAAAGTCCACGTGGAATTGCCACGCCAAAATGTCCACAAGCGTTTCGTCCGTAAGCGCCAAAATGTTTGGAATGAAAAGCACTGCGCCTGTGTCCGTGATGATCTCGAACATCTGATTGTCAAAGGCCGTGCATGCCGCCTGTATTTGCTCGTCATAGGCGATGCTTGGCGTGCAGTTATCCAGCAGCCGCGCGACGTTGACGGGACTGGTGGAACCCGGCGGCGATGCTGGCAGTAGCAATGTGCTCATTTGCGCGCAATGTCCGGTGACGGACTGCTCAAGCCGCCGTAGCTAACAACTGGCGCGATTAGCGGATCATGCACGGCCAGCTCGTCGTATGCCAGATCGGTAAACAGCGCGGACGGCGTTGTTATGTCCACACGGCTCGCGCCTGCCTCAAGGCAGCGTTTAATAAGCTCGTCGCAAATTATGTCGCGGCCAATGGCGCTGCGCTGCCACAGTATCCAGCCAGTGACGGCCGCGTTGACGTTGGCCGTGATTGTGTCCAGCAGCACTTCGTTTACGGGGTCGATATACCACGCCATGACCAGCGTGTAAATGTGCTGCGTGGCGGCTTTGGCCGTAACAAAATCGGTTACCGGCCTGCGCGTGGCCGCGCTGCACGAGTTTTCAACAAGCGTTAAAATGTCCGTGCCGGGGATTATGCCGCCAGTGAGCAGCGGATACAGCCACACTTCGCCAGCAATGTCAGGCGCGCTGTAAACAACGCACTGGATTATGTCCGGGTGCGCGCTTAACGCCCAAAATTCATAGGCGTCATGGGGCCCGCACGTGCTAAAGCTTTCAATGGCAAGCCAAATCCTGTAGCGATACTGGTCGTCCGTTTCGGCATCGCTGCCGCCGCTCGTCGTTGTTGTGTTGGACACGCTTATGCCAAACGGCTGATTCCAGTTGATAACGCTGTTCACTTGCCCCGCTGTAAAGCCGCTGCCAATAGCGCCAGCAACAAGCGCCGTGGCCGAGACGTCACAAGTAAGGCCGCCTGCAGGAATTACGCCTGCCACGTCCGTTTGGAACACAACGGCGTTTGGCGCTTGGCATTGCGTGCCTGCTGGAATTGTTGCCGTTGTTGCCAGCGCGGCGCTTAACGTGAAGCGCAGCGTTGTAATGGCTGGCGCGGCTGCCAGCCGCAGCGTGCGCTCGCCAAGCAGCGCCGCCAAGTTGTCCAAGTAACTGCCAACGGCATATTTGAGCAGGTTGTTCTTGCCAGTGAAATCAATTATCACGCGCTGCTGCGAGAGCCAATCGCACACAACAAGCAAGTGCAGCCGCACTGGATCGCCCGGCGCAAGCGATTTGGCAATGTTTGTTAGCGCAAGAAACGCGGCTTCGTAGTCGGCAATTACTTCCTGCTCGATCAGCGCGGGGTCTTTTACGGCAAAATCGATGTCCGGCACCCACGGCAGGCCAAATACGGGTGCGTCAGGCGGCGTGGTGGCAGGCGTAATTGTCGGCGGCGGCGTGCCAACTATACCGTCGCGCGTTGATATTCGTGCCATATTTTACTCCAGTTGATAACGTTTGCCGCCAACCGTGGCAGGCGTGCCCGGCCAAAGCTCGTAAAGGTAAATGCGGCGTTTGTCGCCGCTGTTGTGCGTGACTTTTGGATTGAGCTGCTTTGCCAAACAGTATGCGGCTTCGCCTGTTTTGTTGTCCGGTCCCGTTTCGCCGCACACAGCCTCAACTGGCTGGCCGCTTTCAATGTTGCTTACTTGCGCGCGGCAACCCATCACTTTTTTTTGCAGCATTT